AAGTGCAGAAGGTGTTGCCAATCCGGTACCCACACCGGTAGGCAACATACTACCACAGCGCATACAAGCGTCTATGTTGCAAAATTTTATAGACGGGAGTAACATTACTAGATCGGAGTTATCGTCGCTTGTAGAGCTTGTGTGTGCGTTGTGTGCTATGATTTTAATAGCATTAGCAATATATAAGTTACCAATATGGGCAGGATTGTTTACTACAGTGTGCATTATAGCGTCTATTGCGTATTATACTATACATTCTTATACTGCTAACCTTGTTTTATTTGATGCTACTTTCCCTGCACTGAGTGCGTTCTTGATATTTACTCATGCAAGTTTCAATAACTTTTGGATACAGTTTAAACTGAGACAGGAAATAGAAAAGCAATTTGCAGGATATTGTTCTCCCACAGTTGTGCGTATGTTACAGCAAAACCCTGCATTGATCAAAGAAGGCATGAAACGAGAAATCAGTATTTGCTTTAGTGACTTGCGTGGCTTTACACCGCTAGGCGAAAGTTTTGGCGATGATGTACAAGGACTTACAAAGTTAATGAACGGTTACATGGATGCAATCACACAACCTGTGTTAAACGCAGATGGCATGATCATCAAGTATATCGGTGATGCCAGTATGCACATACACAATGCACCCAACGATGACGACAAGCACGAGCATTCAGCAGTACAAACTGGACTAGACATGCTCACAGCAGTGGAGAAATTTAATGAGAAGATTACAGCAGAGGGAAGACCTCCAATTGGTATGGGGGCTGGTATTAACACTGGCGTTGGTTATCTCGGTGAGATGGGCTCTACAAGCAGACACAGTTATGATGTACTTGGAGATGCTGTATCGACTGCCGCACGAATTGAGTCTAAATGTAAAGAGTATGGATGCCTCTTACTGGTAGGCGGTAGCACATACGAAAAAACCAAAGACGACTTCTTTTATTTAAAAGTTGATGACTTAGCAGTAAAGGGTAAAACTGTTGGCATCAGCATATACACTGTGTTAAGCACAATGGATCATGCATGGCATAACACAAACTGGCCTGCAATGCAACAGCAACATGACAAAATGCACGAACTATACCGTGCACAAAATTTTGACTCTGCTATTAGATTTTGCAAAGATTTGTACAACGAGTTTGACGGTCAAATGCAAGGGTACTATGACATGTGGATTGAGCGTTGCGAATATCAAAAGACTCAGGAATTGCCCGCTGACTGGAACGGTATCTTTATTGCAACCACCAAATAAGTTATTCTAAATCTAGTTCGTACTTTTCTAGATTGGCCAACAAGTTAGGAATCTCATCTTTTTGAATCATGTTAATGATAGTTTCAGTTACCGAGATTTCTTGTCGTACCATGCTCATACGAAACAATAACTTTTTTAATTCGGCTTCATAGAATTCCAACTCCTTTTCTTTGCGGAGTTTTTCTTCTATCATGTCAGCAATCAGTATGATGTTACTGCCCTTCATACTAATATTTATGATTTTTATTCTGGATCCCAATCTTGCAAATTTTTAAAGAACTGATAGTAATGACGTGCGTCTTTCATCACTTGTCTGGCGTGAAACAGTTCTAATGGAATGTTGTTGCTGTGTTTGAGCATAGGCCAATAATAGCGTCTCAACAGTTTTTCTATTTGTGCAATATCAGCGGCTAATGCATCCAGTAAAGAATTGTTAAACTCTCTGTCGGTAATTAGCCCAGCTAGCCACACATGCTTTTCGTTGTCGTTATTATAATGCCTCACCATTGTTCGTACTTCGTAGTATAATGCTCTCACAGGATTAATGTCAGCTCTGTATTGACTAGCAATAGCGGGAAACCAGAAGTTGTTGCTTTTTGTGTATGCATTCTGAAATATAGCATTATATTCCTGCTTGAGGCTTTGGCGCATACTTTCGATGCTTTTTTCTGTCATTGTTGTGTATTCATTGACCAACTCGTCAGCCAAATCCTGATATCGTGGCGACAGGTACTGCCTGCAATCAATTATATCATCTACAGTGAATACACCGTCTAGCAGTGTATGAGGTATTGTTGATGTTTTCTCAAATGAATCCAATTCACCTTGAATTCTAACACACACAAAATTTATAAGGTCAGACAACGTATTCTCCTATTACTTGCCGTGAACGTTTAAGATTCTGTATAGTTTGTCTGTGCCCCCGTTTGTGTTTAGTGTTACTCTAGCGCCTCGGTGTAATGGCTGAGGCCATACACCAATGTCGACCCATGCATACCCAGCACTTTCTGCATTGAGTTTTGGAAAAAATTCGTGTTCTACTACAGCGGCAAAACTGTAATAATAGAAATTTTTGTCCCTGCTTTCGTAGATGTCTATGGGGTTGAGCTTTTGAAGTTCTGGCATAAAACCAATTTCTTCTACCAGTTCTCTTTGCAGTGCTTCAAACGGCGTTTCGCCCTTTTCGCAAATACCTCCAAAGAATCCCCAGGTGTGTTTAAAACGCTTGTCACTGTTTCTCAGTTGTAACAAGCATCTATTAGTGTCTTTGGCTAAAAATATAACGCCACTGGCCACTATGGTCAAAGTATCAATCTCCAGAAGCCAGGGTTATATGTGCCCTGCCAACTACTTATCCATTGTGTACCAGTCCAGCGATATTGATCGTTAGTGTAACTGTTTGTTACATACTCTTGATTTGTGTGTGAGGAACTGTCGAATACCACTGTCCATGCACTGCCGTTGTACTGCACAATGTCCTCAGACTTTGCACTAATTCCTCCCCATTCTACAAATGTAGGTAATATATCCTCAGTGATTAGATATCGCTGGCCTAATACTTGAGGTGGAAGCCCAATGGACGGTCTACTGCTACGTGGATCAATAATCTTATCAATGCTGTCTAGTGTATTGCTTGGTAACGTATCTCTGTCTATGTTAAATACCAAGTTGTTTGGATCTATGGGATTAGCAACCACACTGCCTATCACTAGTTCGGCACGATCCTCATAGTCTGAAGAAATGTTTAGTTCTAATTTACTAACAGAACGCAGTTCGCCTAGCATTTCAATGATGTCTTGCCAAGCCTGTGGTTGAGATGCTCTGTTCACTAATGTTGCGCCACCGTTAGTAACTTCTAACAATAGATCTTTCGGTGCTACTATAACTTGTGCATCTTCTTGCAATGAACCAAAGAAATCATAATATGCAGAATCGAATCCTAGGTCGTTGATGTTTTCTACTTTGTGAATATCGTTTACAATCCTTTGAATGATTGTTTGCCTTTTCACTTTTGCAGGCGGCGATATCCAAATCGGCACTAAGAAAGTAAGGGTAGCAATGTCTAAACTTTCATCTACGCCTGCAGGCAGTGTTCTGCTACTCCAGCTAATGTCACTGAGTTCTACTTCGAACACACTGGTCCAGTCCAATGGATTGTCATTGCTTTGTAGTTGGATACTTGGATTAAAGATCACAAACATCTGCTCAAGTATTTGCAGTTTTTGATCTGTGTTGGTACTCCATATGTCAACTTGTATGTTCATGTTGTATGGAACAGGCATGTAACGTTGTGTAGTATATAAGTTGCCTTGTTCGCTGGTGTACTGGCCGTTGGCCTTATCCCATTCTCTTTCTGCTACTTGATTTGTGTCAACAAAGAATGGCTCTTGAATTCTGTCTCTGGCTGGCTGAATGCTTTGTATGCTCACTGTGATTTGCGGGGCATTAGCAATGGTATTCTCAGAGTTGTTACGCAGTATGCTGGCGACCATTCTGCTGATATCGCCATAACGTGCAGGCACACGATTGTATGATGGCTTGCCATCTACAATTTCTTTGACCTGGAAGTTCGAGAACACACGCACTAATTGAATTAGATAACGCTTTATCTGTTCGTCGTACCAGTAATCTAAATTTTTACCTGCCATTTTCTGCTAGTATCCACTGTCCGTTTCTGTACACAACTAGTCTACCCAAGGTGTCAAGAGTATATTCACCCTCCACAGGATTCGATATCTCTTTTACTTTTACCTGTTCCGTCGATCCAGTCATAGTACCTATAATAATCTTTCCTATCTGAGCACCAAAACCATCCTTGAGGATAGCCGTTCTCTAATATATCTATTGCACGATCGGTTAAACGTTCTCTAGACGTACCATTAACCTTTCTGCTCTGTTGGTAACTTGTTTGTGCCATCTGCTGTCCCTGCCTTCTACTGCGGCCTTTTTCCAATCACATTCTTCTAACGCTTTGCGGAAATTTTTAAAACCACCTAAACGTGTTCGGCCCATGTTGAACATCATGTTCACAAGTATTTCTTGTACTTCTCCGGGCCATTCATTAAACTGATCTCCGTATAGAGCAACACACTCACTAATTGCGGTGTCAAGGTCACGTTCAAAGACTTCTGCCACTCTTTGTTCAGATACGGGAGTTCCAACTGGTTCACCATGTTCTGGATCCCCCTCAATGACCAAATGTCCAACTCCGAATGTAGGTAGTCCGAGGTGGTCGAGGTAAACTTCATTTACTACTCCTTCGTCAATCTTTAACTGTTCAAATACTGCTTTTCTATCCATTTTACTTCCTTTGCTAAAAAAATTAAACATCAATCTGTTCTAGGCTTGACCACTTTGCTGAGATTTTGTTTTTCCTCAGTGATTTCGCCGTCTGTGTTTATACTATAGTTATCGTTATTGATGAATGTAGTTAGTGCCTTGTTGGCTGCCGCCCACACACGACTACCATCATCGGTGTATTTTATCCATCTATTGCCGCTCTTTTGGAACAGTCTGTGTGGTGAAAAATCTGTGCGTAAAAAGAAATCGCCGTCTTGTGCACCACTAACAGGGAAACTTTCGCCACTGCCTACTAAACTAAGACCGTTTGGTGGTGTAGCATCACTGGGCTCAATGTAAGGCTTATCAGGTACACCAGGGTCAACATACAAATGTGCCGCACTAGATACTCTTGGATCTCTGGGAACATCGTTTTCTGCTTGTGCAAGTATTGCATCGTTAATGTGTATTTCGTCTTTGTACTTGCTGAGCAAGTTGCGTAGATCGCCTTCTTCCTCACCAGTGCCAAGTATATCTCTGTACTCTTGCGAGTCAGATATTGGACCACATTTAACTCTCCACAGATGAGGCCACCATTTTGGATCAAAGCCCTCGGCTGGTCTCGATGCATCTTGTACAACATAAAATCTGTTTATGGCTTCGTCGCTACCCAACAGCAAGTCATCACGCAAATGAGGAAGTTCTAGTACGTCCCCAGGCATGAGTTTTCTACCTACAGCATTTACCATGCTTTCTATGTGGAAATTGATAAACACAGTGTCATTTGCTAAGAATGCACCAAACTGTGTGAGATCAAAGCCGTCGTTGTCACCAATGTTGTATTGCCCACGAAGTTCGTATACAGTTTTATCATACTTGCGATCTCGGTTTTCTAAGAACAGCAAGTCCTGTATGAACACTTCGCTGTTTTCGCCAGCAGTATTACTGGGACGAGTAGGGTCATTAGATTGACCTATGTCTTGAATTCCCATATACTTGTGCACATGCACACCGGTGCCGCCAGCATTTAGGTGTTCGCCAATGATCCTATCAAAAAATTTGTAGTCATTGGTCTTGGTTGGATTCCATAAACTTAATTTAGCCATACTAGTATTTATCATAAACACAAAAGGTATAAATACTCTAACAACACTCACAGGACACTTATATGCGAATTTTTATCACCGGCTCCCAAGGCTTCATCGGCCAACACATGGTAGAGCGTTTACAAGACAAACACGAACTGTCATTTCTAACAGAAGATCTACGAGACCATGATGCAGTTAGAGCGCAACTATTAGAAGCCGACCCAGAGGTTATTGTTCACTTGGCGGCCCGCACAGAAGTAGAGGACAGCTTCTACGAGCAAATCACTTTTTCGGAAATAAACTATGTTGGCACAGTAAATCTCATTGAGTGCTGTAGAGAACTAACTAATCTCAAAAATTTTGTGTTTGCTAGCACAATGGAAGTGTACGGCTGGCAACCTGTTAGTGACGTAATCAAACAAGGAGGCGAGGAAGAAGATGACATTTGGGCATTCACAGAAGAAACACAACCTAATCCCAACGCTCCTTATGCTGTTGCTAAGTATGGGTGCGAAAAGTATCTCGAGTATGCCCATAGAAGTTATGGGTTACCCTTTACTGCGATACGTCAAACTAATGCGTACGGAAGAAAGGATAACAACTTCTTTGTAACAGAGCAGATCATTTATCAGATGTTAACTAACCCAGAAGAAATCAATTTGGGTTACGGCGAACCATACAGGAACTTTATCTACATCGATGATTTATTAGACGCATGGGAAACTGTTATCAACAATCCAGACAAGGTTGCAGGTAACATCTACTGCTTAGGCCCTAACAATGCAATCAAAATCAAAGACTATGTGGATATCATAGCAGGCAAAATTGGTTGGACCGGTACAGTAAACTGGAACCGCAAGCGTGAACGCCCGGGCGAAATATACTTGTTGAACAGTTCTAATGCAAAACTCACTGCTGATACAGGCTGGGAACCACAAATTGATATAGATAAAGGGCTTGATTTAACCATTGAGAGGTGGCGCAATATCCTAGACAATAACCTAGAATTCCGCAATAATACCACAATTATCAAATAAAAAATTTTCTGTTTCACTATATAGTTGTTGACAACCCACATAAACGGTGCTACAATAGCATCGTGTTTGGTATAAATTAGGTCGACACATATATGGCAACTAGAAAGAAAAAGAACATCTACCTCATGCCCGAACCCAACTGGGCAGAGATTACCAAAGTTAAAACTGACGAGGAGAGGACAACTCTGTATCGTCACTATGAGTACTTTGTGCACTATGAGATTCCTGACAAGAAAGCCGATGCAACTGTGGCTGTGTGGCTTGACAAGGAAAGCGGACTAGACAAAGAGTTGATTAAAAAACTCAAGAAAGTTCCTGATGTTTGGTTTAGAAGTTTTGCCAAGCACACTTTCATTTGGCACAAGACGGGTTATATGTCCGAAGACATCCGTGGCCATTTGCTGAAAAAGATCCCAGAGCTACAGGACAAAGCTGAAGAGATTATTGAGAAGCAAGAAGAGAAAAAAGCAGACACCAAGCCAAAAGTTAGCATTCAGCAACGCATGAAAGAACAGGTTGCTGATCTTTGCGGTACCTGGGAAGGATATGTTGATCAACTGATGGATCAGGAAGAAGGCGATTTCAACTTCAAAGATTTCAATCCATATCATGAAATGAGAGCATACGCAGGAGGTCTTATCAAGCCCAACCACGCTAAAATTATCAAAGACGATTTTGCACATCAATTAGCAGAAGCCAGAGAACTCAAAGAGTGGAAGGACGAGGAAATCAAAGAAGCATACAGTTTTACCACACCTCAAATGCGTAAAACGTTTTTGGCCTTTTACGAAAGGATTGACTCTGCATGCGATACCATGATTCAAACAGGCAAAGCACAGCGTAAGCCACGTAAGCCTAAAGCAGTCAGCAAGGAAAAAGTTGTGTCAAAACTCAAGTTCCAGTTAAACGATGCAGACTTAGGTATTGCCAGTGTGAACCCTACAGATATTATCGATGCCACAGAAGTGTGGGTATACAACACTAAAACACGCAAACTGGGTGTGTACAGGGTAGGTGGATTGCACACAGGCATTACTGTTAAGGGAACCAGTTTACAGCAGTTTGACACTGCAAAAAGCCTACAAAAAACACTGCGTAAGCCAGCAGAACAATTAAAGTTGTTCAAAGGCACAGCCAAGACACGCTATCAAAAAGCATTTGACGAGATTAAAACCACCGATACCAAGTTAAACGGCAGATTCAACGAGCATACAATCATACTTAAAGCATTCTAATTTTAAAGGTGATAAATAGTATTATGCCAGAAAATCAAATAGGATACAGTAGCAGACAAGATCTCATCAGAGATTTACAACTGCGATTAGCGGATGGTATTGTTGATGTTGAACTCGACAGAGAACACTACGACAGTGCCATTGACCAAGCACTTAACAAGTATAGACAGCTCAGTTCAGGTTCTGTGGAAGAAAGTGTTATTTTTATTCAAACACAAGACGGTGTTACAGAATACACTTTACCAAACGAAGTTATTGAAGTGAGAAGGCTTTACCGCAGAGGTGTTGGTTCAAACTCAGGAACAGGCTCAAACTTTGATCCTTTTGATGTGGCTTTCAATAACATGTATCTACTTAATGCAGGACAGATTGGTGGAATAGCAACGTTTGACGCATTCTCTCAATACAAAGAAACAATTGGTCGTGTGTTTGGTTCAGAATATAATTTTTTATGGAATAGAAACACCAAACAACTGAAAATTTTACGCAATGTAAAAACAGATGAAGAAGTTGCTGTGGGTGTGTATAACTTTATTCCAGAGCAAACATTGCTAGGCGATGTGTATGCAGGCAAATGGTTGTCAGATTATGCATTAGCCAGTTCTAAGTTTATGTTAGGCGAAGCTCGTAGTAAGTATATGGGCGGCCTTCCAGGTGCAGGCGGCGCCATTACGCTCAACGGCGAACAGCTTAAAGCGGAAGCCGCAGGTGAAATAGAGCAACTGCATGCGTCTGTACATAACATGGAAGAAGGCAATACTCCACTAGGCTTTGTTATTGGATAATTGAGGTTTTTATGAACAATGTAGTAGGTTTAGTCGGATTCATCGGATCAGGCAAAGACACTGTTGCAAAGATGTTAGTCAGCAAGGACTGTGTACAAGACAGTTTTGCTTCCCCACTTAAAGATTTATGTGCCAGCGTGTTTGGTTGGGATAGAAGTATGCTGGAAGGCGATACTGTCGAAAGCAGAGACTTTCGAGAAACACCAGACGTGTTCTGGACACGCAAACTCAACATAGACAACTTTACTCCACGACTAGCACTACAACTGCTAGGCACCGATGTTATGCGTAATCACTTTGATGAAAACATTTGGCTCAGCAGTTTAGAGTATAGAATACGCAAAAGACATGCCGAGCAAACATGTGTGGTTATTAGTGATGCACGTTTTCGTAACGAGCTCAGTCTCATACATCAGATGAACGGGGTGATAATTTGGGTGCAACGTGGCGAACTACCAGAATGGTATGATGTTGCTAAGACAGCGCATGAAAATGCAGTGAATAAAAAAATCATGCAAACACGATACAGAGATGTGCACGAAAGCGAATGGAATTGGGCAGGATATCCTGTAGACTATTGCATACAAAACGACGGTACACTGGAAGAGCTAGAAGCACAAGTAGAAAGTATCAAAGACAACATCAGGCAAAGACAAACACCTACCCTAATTTCAATTTGAAGGTTATTTATCAAAACCAATAGTTTTGACAACACCCTAAATTCTAATAATACCGGTTTTTGACGTTTTTTCATAAATACATGTATCACTACATAAATTTATGGGAGAATAACAATGGCAGAATTAGTATCACCAGGCGTTAGTATTACCGTAACAGACGAAAGTTTTTACGTTGCTGCCGGCGCCGGAACAGTGCCTTTGATTGTGATCGCAACAGCAGAAAACAAAACAGCCGCAGACGGCAGTGGTATTGCAAAATACACTACACCTTCTACAGCTGGACAAGTTTATCAGATCAACAGTCAAAGAGATCTCTTGACAGCATACGGTAACCCTAACTTTCAATCAGTTGGCGGCACACCTGTACACGGTCATGAATTAAATGAATATGGTTTGCATGCGGCATACAGCTTTTTAGGCATTGCAAACAGAGCATTTGTGCTCAGAGCAAATGTTGATTTAGATGAATTAACACCACGCTTACAGGCTCCAACAAGCCCTCCAACAGATGGTTCTTACTGGCTCGAAACAGACCAAAGCACTTGGGCAATCAAAGAATACGATACCGCAACTTCATCGTGGGTCAAAGCAGATGTGTTAGCACCTACATTTGATCAAGTTGACAGTAACAGTACACCTAAGAACGCAATTGGTGTTGACGGCGACTATGCTGTTGTTTACGCAGATGAAGATGGTGTAAGTTTAACAGATATCAAACTTTATCACAGAATATCTGGCTCATGGTATCATATTGGTAGTACATCATGGGCTACAGCATCTGGCAAGGACTTCCAGGTCGCTAGACATACTTTCTTACCATCAACTCAAAGCACAGGTGGCTCGTTAGTAGACGGTGACTTGATGTTGCAAATGAACAGTCTCAACGATGGTACAATAGCAACATTCAAGAAGTACAATGCTACTTCAGATGCATGGTTATCACAGTCATACTCAGCAAGAGAGCACTCTTATCAAGCATACGGCGATTTTGGTGTGCCACAAAGAGACGATCTTTGGTTAAAGTTTGACAGTACAACAGCATCGGCTTCATTGTTTAGACATAACGGTCTTACAACAACCACTGCACTCAGCAGTGTTGCATTAACTGACACAGAAGTTGATCTTTCACTTGAGTCTGCTAACACAGTTTCTTTTGTGTTAACCATCAATGATGCAGACAAGGTACACGGTGCCGCAGGCAACATCGAAATCAACTTACATGGTTTTGATGCAGACGGCGACGGCAACGCAAGCGTGGATGACATTGTTGAAGCATTCAACTCTGGTCTTTCGTCAGCATTACCAAATGCATCACAGAACTTTGCAGACAAGATTTCTGTTGCTAATGTTAATGGTAGAATTTCTATCATCAACAGCGCAGGCACAGACATTCTCATAAGTGCTGGTAACTCAGGTGTTACACCAACAACACTACATTTGAATGCTAGATCTACTAACTGGGGTGCAGTAACTCATACCAACTCTGAAGATGCACCAACTGGTGTATTAGCAGACGGCACATTATGGTATGATAACTTGATTGACAACACTAATATTGACATGCTGTACAAAGATTCAGCAGGCGATTGGTCTTCTTATCCTTTTGATGTTAACATCAATCCAGTAGAACCAACTGCTCGTTCAAACAGCACGTCACTGACAGATGGTGATCTTTGGATTGACAGCAGTGACTTAGAAGCCTATCCAAAAATCTACAAGAGATTAAACGGTGCTTGGTTATTAGTGAGAAACAACGATAGAGTGACACCAGACGGTATTATATTTGCAGATATGAGAAAAGACGCAACATCATCTCTCGATGCTGATGCACCTTCCTCTGCATTCTATCCAGTCGGCGTCCTTGCTTGGAACAAGAGAGCTTCAGGCGGCAACGTCAAGCAGTGGAACGCTTCAACTGCAAGATGGGTTGACTACAGTGGTAATAAGTCAGACGGTTCGCCACACATGCTTAGAAAAGCACAACGTAGAGCAGTAGTAGTAGCAATGCAATCTGCAATAACAGCTAACCAAGAGATTCGCAATGAAACAACACGTTTCAACTTAATTGCCTCCCCTGGTTATCCAGAGCTTATGGACGAAATGATCACACTGAACACAGACCGCAAAGAAACTGCGTTTGTGATTGGTGATGCGCCATTACGTTTGGCAGCCGATTCATCTTCTACACTTGCTTGGGCAACAAACGCAAACAATGCAACTGAAAACGGCGAAGATGGTTTAACATCAAAGTATGCTTACAGTGCGGTTTATTATCCACACGGTTTAAGCACTAACTTAGATGGACAAAGTATTGTGATTCCATCCAGCTCGGTTGCACTGAGAACATTTGCATACAACGACCAGGTGGCATTCCCATGGTTTGCACCAGCAGGTTACCAACGTGGTGTTGTTAACAATGCAACAGCAGTTGGTTATGTAAACGGCGCAACCAATGGCTTCGTACCAGTTAGTCTTAACGAAGGACAGCGTGATAGCTTGTACCTTAACAAGATTAACCCAATCGCTAACTTCCCAGCAAGAGGAATTAGTGTGTTTGGTCAGAAGACATTGAGCCCAAATGCTAGTGCACTTGATCGTGTTAACGTAGCACGTTTGGTTGTTTACATTCGTGAAAGACTTGACGATGCAGTCAAGCCATTCTTGTTTGAACCAAATGATGCCGCTACTCGTGCAGATGCCAAGGCAATCGTTGATAGATTCCTTGCAAACCTTGTAACACAAAGAGGTTTGTATGACTTTGTAACAGTTTGTGATACCACAAACAACACTGCAGAGCGTATCGATCGTAACGAATTACACATTGATATTGCTATACAGCCAGTGAAGTCTGTAGAATTTATCTACATTCCAATTCGTGTACAAAACACGCTTGGCGAAACAGGTTAATACATTTAACTGCAAGGAAAGGGGCAAATTGCCCCTTTTTTTGTGTCTTTAATAACAGTAGTTAATGATTTTAGCCAGATTCTGATAAATATTCGTATAATTAAATACAATTGGCAAATTGTACAAGTAGGAGAATATCATGCCTGACGGTATCGTAACATTAAATAAATTTGGAGTGCCAACAGCCGGCAACACCAGCGGGTCTGGCATACTCATGCCAAAACTCAAGTATCGCTTTAGATTAACTTTTGATGACAGCTTTGGCGATCTACCAGTATCTGAGAGTTTAGTAATCACTCAGAACGTACAAAACATCACAAGACCAAAACTTAACCACGAAGAAGTAATTCTTGATTCATACAACTCAAGAATGTACATTCAAGGTAAGCACTCTTGGGATCCAATCACAGTAACAGTACGTGATGACCTAACTAACGGAACAAGCAGAGCAGTTGGTAGACAGCTACAGCGTCAGTTCAACCACTTCCAGCAAAGAACACCAGCTTCAGGTTCAGACTACAAGTTCAGAACATCAATTGAAGTATTAGATGGTGCAAATGCTGATGCAGTTGAATGGTGGGTATGTGAAGGTTGTTTCATCCAGGGCGTTGATTACAGCGATGGTGATTACACTGCAACAGATCCAGTACAAATCACAATGACAATTAGATTTGACAACGCTACACAGTATGACGCTAACGGTGCATTTAACGATCCATCATTCCCAACAGCGGCCGGAGCAATATCTGATACATCCACAACAGCGTAAGTTAGTTTAACTTAGGAGTAATCCATGGGTATACTAGATGCGTTGTTCGGTAGTCAAGTTGAGAACTTTAGGCTCAGGGATTATAGAAATGCTAGCCATTTAAGACCTGACGTCAACCCTCCGAGACAACAGTTTCAGGGTTACGTCAACTTTATCTTAAACAGAGATCTTTTCAGTTATCTGTTTGCAGATAACGGTACTACTCAATTTAGAACACAGATTAGCAGTTTGGTTAGAACTGCTGATCTGCCTTCTGTGAATTTTAAAACAGAAACCAAAAACGCATACAATGCTAAAAAGATTGTTAACACTGGTGTGGAATATCAACCAGTGAATATGACTGTGTTTGATACCATGGGTAACGAGTGGTTAAGCACATTGATGAGATATTTTTCTTATCATTACATGGATCCACGTAACAAACAAGAACCCGGAAACAGAGACATAGAGGGTTCTGTTCCTCGAGTAGGCGGACTAAACGATTTAAACACAAAATTTGGGCAGGAAGGAGTAAGTACTGATTCAGGAATTGTTGGACAAAAAGGATTTAACAGTAACAAAGCAGGTTTAAATCCGCAACAAACAACAAACTTTTTTGAGCGCATCGACTATGTGCTGTATCACGGAAATAAAGGTGTACAGTACAGTATTATTAATCCTGTGTTAACAATGTTCAAGCCGGGCTCCATTGATTATGCTAGCAGTAGCCCAATGGAATTTTCGCTTACGTTTGAATACGAACGTTTCACGGTGTACAACGTTTTGAATTTTGATCTCAGTGACGAAGATGTAGATAGATTTGAAAATACCGACGGTATCACTTTTACAGAAGCACTTGCAGATGTGACTTTGCCAGTTGTTATGCAACAAGAAAGAGAACTAGTAACGTTGGGTAACACCAACAAGGTATCTAAACCATTGGGGAGAACAGGCAACCCAGCGGCAGCGGCGCCACCGCCTCCAACAAGTGCACCGCCTCCTGCAGGCGAAGGCCAACCTCCGCCACCTCCACCTCCGCCGCAACCAACAGTGTTGGACAGAAACGGCAGGACACCAGAAGCATTACAAACATTATATGGAGGCGCCGCAACATTCGGCGGCAACACTGATAATGACCCAAGCGGACTGTTTGGCATATTGGACAACATAGGCAGTGCGGCAGTAGGCGCTGTGTTAAGTGGTGGCAGTGTTAAAGATGCAGTTGCAGGCGCCGCATCTGCCAGCATTGGCACACTGATAGGCAAAGAGATCAATAAAAATCTCAATGATGGGGGTGAATAATGCCAACTAACAGCTCAGTATCCATGTACGACACATTCGGCAACGAAGTCAGATATCGTATTAACGCAGGCGTAGTAGAAGCCTATTTAGAAAACAGCACAATTAAATTTCCCTTACCAGAAGCCAGCAGTGACATACTTGGCGGGTTAGTGGTCAAATCTAAGTTGAATCCAGAACTGGTGGAATTAGTTAAAGCAAAACTAGTTTCAATAGGCTTTAAAGATGCAAAAGCCAATGTGATGGCTCAAATTTTAACACAGGTAGCAGAGAACCAAGGAGTGAATCCATTTGAATATTTTGATAACACTGCCGCGGCAGTGAAACTCACTCAAGATGGTTACGACACAATGAACAAACTTCGTCCTAAAGGAAATAGAGTAAGTATCAGATCTGAGATTAAAAATAACAAAAGCAGATACAAAGATACTATTCAACCATGAAGCCTTATGCACAAGGAACTTACACCATTGAAAATGTTTCCAAGTATGTAGGAGACAAACCACCTTTTTATCGTAGTAGTTGGGAATTGGCGTTTATGCGTATGTGTGACAGTCATCCTAACATATTAAAGTGGGCAAGCGAAAACATCAAAATTCCTTACCAGCATCCTCTCACAGGCAGATACACCAACTATGTACCAGACTTTATGATTCAGTACATAGACAAAGACGGCGCAGAGCATGTTGAGCTGATCGAAATCAAACCCAGCAATCAAACCACAATGGAAAATGCAAAGCATGCCAGAGATAAAATGGCCACAGTGGTGAATGCGGCTAAGTGGACAGCCGCACAAGAATGGTGCAGTCGCAAAGGCATCAAATTCAAAGTTATAAACGAAGATCAAATATTCACCACCAAGAAAAAAAGGAACCCTCGCAAAAGAATTTCCAAAAAGAGAAAGTAACAATGAGCACATACACACACTTAGTAACCGGAGGTTGCTCTTTTACTACCACTAAATTAGGCAGTTATAATTGGCCAATATATCTCACTGATGCATTGGGCACACAACTAGTTGACACAGCACACAGTTCTCAAGGCAATGCACAAATTGCTAGACAAATTGTGCATGCAGTCACAGACCTACTGAACAATGGCGTAGACACGTCTGACATTATGGTAGGCATAGTGTGGAGTGGACTACAACGCACTGACTTTTTCCGCACAGACATCACTGATCCAGACTTTAGAATGCACCCCGATGTTAGTTCGGCGCCAGTGGTAAACATGGGAGAAATCACCGACGGGTGCTGGTTGATCTTGAATCCTGGATTTACTGGACCATATGCTGAAAATTATTACCGTACATATCATTCAAACAATGAACAAGGTGCTATACTGAGCTTTGAAAAAATGCATTGGATACAAACATTCTTGGAGTACCACAATATAGATTACTTTATGAGCACATACACCGACGAAGTGTTTGACCACGAACTTGACAATATCAATGTTACAAGTATACAGCAGTTGATAAACACTGATAAATTTTTACCTATCAGCAGTTATTATAGATTTGCTTTTGATACAGCACTTGGCAGCCAACATCCTGACAGCAAGCAATCTAGACAATTTGTCAATGATGTAATACTGCCTTTCATTGGTAAAAACTACCCCCACAAGTTATAAATACTATTATGAGCGACTTTAAAATATCGCAATCTGATATACCCGGTGCAACACCCAGCACAGGATCGGACTGCTACTTAGACCCTACAGATCCAATGTACAGCACAGTGTATGCTGATGGTAGCAAGTTACGTTTACCAGCATTAGATAACATAGACACAAGCGACATTGCAGTACCTGTGATAAATGCAAAGCAACCCAAGATACCGCTCAGGGAAGTAAAGTATGACTAAGAGGCTAGAAGAAGAATTTAATCTGCCCCCTATGGATGAGCAGGCAGAGCCTGCTACCAAAGAAGAAGCACAGATGCAGATACAAACTGTGGAAGATGCACTTAGTGTGAGTGAAAAAATCAATATGGCATTAGCAGAAGTGCGTGGCATGGAAGCACATGATAGCGAAATGGACGAAATTGCACAACAGGCAGTTGAAAGTTATGAACAACTGATGAGCTTGGGCATGAACATGACTGACATGGCAGCCGGTCCTGTGTTTAACAATGCCGCCAACATGCTTAAAATTGCACTAGAAGCCAAAGACAGTAAAACCACACGCAAACTCAAGCAGATTGATCTCATGCTGAAAAAAGCCAGACTGGATCAACAAGGCGGTAAAGCCGAAGATACTGGTAACATCACTGCACTAGATCGCAACGAACTGCTGAAAATGCTCAACAACAAAAAAGATTAACTTGTTTGTTTGCTATCTTTTTGATAAATAGTTATAACCAGGAGATAGTCACATGCAATTTAAAGATTTTCTAACAGAAAGTTTTGACAAAGAATACGGATTCCGTGTAAAGATTGCGGCTGACTGTAATGCAGATCATTTACGAGTCATCGAAGATTGTTTACAAAAATACAATGTTCAGAGCGTTGCAGAGTTTAAGCGCAAGCCAATTTCAGAGAATCCTGTAGAATTTGCAAACACCAAAGGTGTCAAACTTGTTTCAGAAGTTTGCTCAACGGATATTGTTCTCAAATATCCAGTTAACCAGCGTATACTAGAAGTATGGTTAGCAGTTAACTTGGGCATTGATGCTGATCGTGTATTAGCGTACAATGTTAAAGATCCACGTAGACTGGAAAGCGATAACGCACTAGAGCGCACTGAATACAACAAAGACCGTTCAGCAGACATGGACGATGCTGTGTTGTTAAACAGCGACGATGGCTTTGAGCACTACGAGATGCAAAATGAAGAAGTCGAAACAGAAGAATACGGCTTCGGCGAAGATTACAATGCTAAGTTTGTAGCAGAGTTACAGCGCATCAAAGCAGAAAAAGGTGCCGACTATTTCCGTAATTATCCAACCAAGGATGAAATTTCTGGTGAAGCGTTACGTCCAACATACGATGCTATGTGGAACCTACCAAACATGGGCAAGAGTGACGAAGCACAAAAAGAAGTTTCTATTAACAGTCAGAACTTAGGTAAGCAATAATGAACGATTACGATGCATGTAAAGCACTACTAAAGATCATGGATGAGGCATATGGCGCTCCTGTTGTTACTTCATTTCCAGAAGATCGAGAACAAGTAGAAGCAGAACAAGTAGAAGAGTCGTTCCCAATGGGTGTTCAAGCGGCACCATCTGAAAATGAGCGTGTTTCCTACAGTAGTACAAAAACACAAGGCGATGCACAAATAACTGTGTCGGCAGATGCAGGCAGTATGCAAGAGTTACACGATATTTTAAAACTTGCTGGCATCAATGTTGACAGCGGCGCTGAGGAGCAACCACAAAGCGAGCCAGAAATGGACGCAGAACCAGAAGTTTGTTCACAGTGCGGTAGTGCAGATTGTGACTGCCCCCCAGGCGAATGCGATTGCGACAGCTCAGAAGAACCAGAACGCGATGAGTACACCACAGACAAGCAAAAAATCATCGACGTTATCAAAGCAAGACTAGCAAATAAATTATCTTAATCTCGGCGCAACCCGCTAAATACTTATTATGATAAATGACCTACTGGTAAGTGGTACTAGTATTGCTTCTGGGTGGGGATTCGGTAAAATGACCGATTCTCCAAATTCTAGGAACTACAGTTGGATAAACTACTTTGCTAACAGCACAAATATTCAAAACATATGGAATCACTCTTATGTGTCTAAGCCTATGCAGGTTACCATGGAACACACCATGTTGTTTTGCGAGCAGTACTTAGAGCGTTATGGAAATTACGACAATCTGTTTGTGATCGCAGAATTCTTATTACCACAAAATGTTAAATGGCAAGAACTGCATTTAAAAAGCAACATTGATTCTGAAGTTATTACCCCTATCGTGATTCAGCATGCTGATGATGGTATAGTCAATTGTGATGTAGCAGACACCTATAAGACTATGTTTGTTAGACATAAAAAACATCTCAATCTATTAGATGACAGTACATCTTTTAATTTTATCAGCAGAAACGATATTGACGAAGCAGATCTGACAGCACACAGTTTACGATTACAACAGTTCACACAATCCAGTGAATCCAAATTAACGTATCGACTACACCATGCTAAATTTGAAATAGAACAGTTCCAAACCTGGTTATTTGAAAGAAACATACCACACTTGTTCTTTTGGGCCGCTGGTATCGGAAATACATTTCACAAGATGGTAGACAAAGCATTGTTGCCAAGCGTCAAACAAAATAGACTGATACCCATGACGCAATTTACCTGTTTTAGCAAAGCCGCAGAATGGAGCATCAAGCACGATAATTATCATCCAGATCAACAAGGACATAAAAAATTAGCTGAATATGTTTACAACTATGTTGTAGAATATGATTTGTTGACTCCGCCTATGACTAAATACATACAAGGACAAAACAATGGCTAGAGGAACCGCAGATACCAGCCTGGTTAAACAGGCATACGCAACAGTAGAGTACACTCCAGAAACATTACAGGAGTTTAGCAACTGCATGGATGATCAATCTGGTCCTCTGTATTTTATGAAAAATTTCATGCGTATACAGCACCCCACCAAAGGCGGTATACCATTTGATCCTTTTGACTATCAGTTAGAACTCATTGACAACTACAACAATTACAGATACAGTATAAACATGCTGGGCAGACAGATGGGTAAAACCACTGTGGCCGCAGGATACTTGCTGTGGTATGCAATGTTTAAATCAGACAGTACCATATTAGTTGCCGCACACAAAGCAAGTGGTGCTAATGAGATCATGCAACGTATACGTTATGCGTATGAGAGTTGTCCTGATCATATTCGTGCAGGTGTAAGCGAATACAACAAAGGCAGTATAACATTTGATAACGGTTCACGTATAGTAGCAAGTACCACAACAGAAACAACTGGACGTGGTATGTCTTTGACACTGGTGTACTGTGACGAGTTTGCGTTTGTGCGTAACACCATCGCGAAAGAATTTTGGACTTCATTGTCTCCCACACTTGCAACAGGAGGTAAGTGTATTGTAACATCAACGCCCAACAACGATGATGACCAGTTTGCAATGATCTGGGCAGGTGCAAACAAAACATTCGATGAATACGGCAACGAAACTGAAGTTGGTGTAAATGGATTCAAGAGTTTTCTTGCCAAATGGGACGAACACCCAGACAGAGACGAAGCCTGGGCTAACCAGGAACGTGCCAGTATTGGTGAAGAACGCTTTAGACGAGAACACGACTGTGAGTTCGTGATATATGAAGAAACATTAATTGATGCACTCAAGTTGGTTTCACTGCAAGGGGTAGATCCTGTGCGTACTATGGGACAAGTACGTTGGTACAAGCACCCGCATCCTAGTTGCACCTATGTAGTTAGTTTAGATCCCAGTGCAGGCACAGGCGGTGACTACAGTGCTATACAGGTGTTAGAGCTACCCACAATGGAACAAGTAGCAGAATGGCAACACAACAAAACTCCAGTAGAAGGCCAAATGCGTACCATGATGGAAATCATGCAGTATCTCAGAGAACTACAAGTAAAACAAATTTACTGGAGTGTGGAGAACAACACCATTGGTGAAGCCGCATTAGTAGTAATCAGAGACACAGGTGAAGAAAGTTTTCCTGGAGAGTTCTTACACGAACCAAAAAAAGTAGCAGGCAAACGTGCTCGCAAAGGGTTCCACACCAGCCATAGAACAAAAATGGAAGCATGTCTCAGTTTTAAACGTTATGTGGAAACTGACAAAATCAAAATACGCAGTAAAGCATTGCTCAGTGAGATCAAAAATTTTGTTGCAAAAGGCAACAGTTTTAGCGCCAAGCCCGGCGAACATGATGACTTAGTTATGAGTCTGTTGTTGGGTGTGAGAATGATAGATTATATTGCTACGTTTGAGGACGAAGTATACGATGTGATCAACAGCAATTTAACTAACCCAAATAATTTGGATTATTGGGACGAAGACGACGAAGACGGCCCATTGCCAATTGGTATTCTTTGATAAATAGTATTAATAGGAGATACCTCAATGGCAGTTAATCATTCGGCAGTGGCTGAAAAAGTGCTTAATTTGTTAAAAGGCTACGGATTAGTAGTAAAGTCTTTTGACACTGAAGGCAAATTACAAATAGATCCACAACAAGCCACACGTTTTGTAGTAGCAGATCCCAACATGTTGATCAGAATAGACCAATCTTCTGATACATTGATGTACGCTACAGGCAACAACATTGACGAAGAAACAGACAACCAGCTCAGAGGTATGTTAAAAAATTTAGCAAATGATTACTTGATGAGCTTTGACTATAGAAAATTTAACAAAACTATCAAAGCAAAAGCAGAGAAAATAGATATTGCTCAGAAGTCGGAGAAAGATATGGCAGATGTAATGGAAGGTTTTGGCACAATGACTGGCAGTACTAAAACCAGTTATCAACCACTAGACACGGTCAAAATTGTGGTAAGACACAAGAAGCCAGTCAACGAAGAAGTGCGTGGTGCCAGAAGCAGAAACATTCACAGCATTTATATTCAACGTGGCGAAGAGCGTTTTAAGATGTCCGAGAACAACCTGGCAGCCGCTCGTGCAATGGCTAGACACATGTACAATGGTGGCGAGATGCACGATCAAACAGGTACAGCAATCACAGAGATGGCTGGTGAACTCAACAAGCTCAGAGAGTTTGTGCGTTATGTGCAGTCGAACAATTTGGTAAACGAGGGCAATCAGGAATATGTAACACTGGCATTTGAGAACATCGAGCACATCAAAAATACATTCAAAAAGTTAAGTGGTGTAAAGAGCTATGCAAGTGCAGTAAACGAAGTTGAGAAGCGTAGCAACATTGAAGTGCTTGAAGATGACATCGACTTGGAAGCCAAGTTCACTGAAACACACTTTGATCAAAGAGTGGAAGCAGTACGTGACGTGATCAGAACTGCAATGAGCAGAAAGAGTGCGTTCGAAAGCGCAATAGACAAAGCAATTAAGAAAGAAAGTTTTGATAACCTTGCTAACATGTTAAGCGAAAACGACGGTATAGATTTTGTTTCACAACGTGCCAAGTTAGGCTACCAGGTTAGCCAATTAGGTAGCAGTGTGCAGAACCCACAGTTGGGTGCATACTTGTCTGGTATCAGCAAAAAGTTGCAAGCAGGCAGTCACATCAATCAACACGAATACACGACCATTAAGAGTTGCTTGTTAGGTGCACATAAAACACAACCAGCAGTAGCGGTTGCTGAAAGCATCGACGATAAGTACGAGCAGTTCTTAGAGCAGTTTGATATACTATAATAAGAAAGCGTAATCAAACGTTCACTAGAGTAGACCATAAAAACCCGCTTAATGCGGGTTTTTTGCTAAATAAACATGTTAGAAAAAAGTTTTCCAAAAAGGTTGACCTTTTTCTATCTAGGCATTATAATTAATCAAGTGATCTACATGTTGTAGAACACAAACATGGCATACATGGCAATACAAGGAGAAATATCATGGCCTCATTAGCAGAAATTCGAGCAAAGCTCGCATCAATGGAAACCAAGCCTGGTTCCCAATCACAGTCACAAAGTGACAACGCAATTTACCCACACTGGAACATCGACGAAGGCACAAGTGCAACACTGCGCTTTTTGCCAGACTCTGATCCTAACAACACGTTCTTTTGGGTAGAGCGTCAAATGATCCGTCTCACCTTTCCTGGTGTAGTTGGCGGAGAAAATAAACCTGTAACTGTACAAGTACCGTGCGGTGAAATGTACGGCGACACTTGTCCTGTTCTCACTGAAGTACGTCCTTGGTTCAAAGACCCTTCACTAGAAGATATGGGTCGCAAGTATTGGAAGAAGCGTAGTTACATCTTCCAAGGATTTGTTACAGAGAATCCATTAAACGAGGATGCACCTGAGAATCCAATTCGTAGGTTTGTTATCTCACCTCAGATCTTCAACATCATTAAGAGTGCGTTGATGGATCCTGATATGGAAAACATTCCAACTGATTATGTAGCAGGTACAGACTTCCGTGTAACAAAAACCACCAAAGGTCAGTACGCAGACTACAGCACGTCTAAGTGGGCTCGTAAAGAATCAGGTCTTGACGAAGTTCAACTTGCGGCAATTGATCAGTTTGGTTTGTACAATCTCAAAGACTTTTTGCCAGCACAACCTACTGCTGAAGGCTATCAAGCAATCAGCGAAATGTTTGCGGCATCAGTTGACGGTGAATTGTATGATCCTGCTAAGTGGGGTAACTTCTACAAGCCATACGGTATTGAAGTGCCTAGCACAGCAGTGCAAGCAACTAGTGCGTCAGCACAAGCACCAGCGCCTGCTCCAGTAGCACCAGCGCCTGCTCCAGTTGCCGAAGCACCTGCTCCTGCTCCAGTAGCACCACCAGCAGTAGAACCAGAACCTGCATCAGCAGAAGATAACGGAAAGAAATCAGCAGATGACATTCTTGCAATGATTCGTAACCGTCAGTCTTAAGGAGGTACAATCATGCAGAAACCATTTGACTTGACCAAGTTCCGTACTGGCATCACTAAGAGCATTAGTGGTATCAGTGCAGGATTTCACGACCCACAGGATTGGGTCAGCACAGGCAATCACACACTAAACTATTTGATATCCAATGATTTCAACAAGGGTATCCCACTTGGTAAGGTCAGTGTGTTTGCTGGAGAGTCCGGTTCAGGTAAGAGCTTTATCTGTTCTGGTAACATTGCTAAGAATGCACAAGACATGGGCTGTCAAGTTGTGTTGTTTGATTCTGAGAACGCACTTGACGAAGAATGGCTACAAGCCCTCGATGTGCAAACCACACCAGATAAGTTGTTGCGTATCAGTGTTTCAATGATTGACGACGTTGCAAAAGCATTGTCAGAGTTCATGAAGGACTATAAAGCAAACTATGGTGATTTGGAATATCACGAAATGCCCAAGTTGGTGTTTATCATCGACAGTTTAGGCATGCTGTTGTCGCCTACTGACGTTGACCAGTTCAACAAAGGTGACATGAAAGGTGACTTAGGTCGTAAGCCTAAAGCACTTACAGCATTGGTGCGTAACATGGTTAACCAAATTGCACCATTTCCGATTGCACTAGTAGCAACTAACCACACTTATGCATCGCAAGACATGTTTGATCCAGATGACAAGATCTCAGGCGGACAAGGCTTTATCTATGCATCAAGTATTGTGGTAGCAATGCGTAAGCTCAAGCTCAAAGAGGACGAGGACGGTAACAAGACCTCAACTGTACAAGGTATTCGTGCCGCATGTAAAGTTATGAAGTCACGTTATTCAAAGCCGTTCGAAGGAGTGCAAATCAAGATTCCTTATGAGACTGGAATGGATCCATATAGCGGACTATTGGAAATGTTTGAGTCTAAAGGTATCGTACAGAAAACTGGTAACAAACTGGAATACGTTAGCCCGGTAACAGGTGAAGTAATCAAAGAGTTCAGAAAACAGTGGACTGGAGAAAGGCTTCAGGTAATTATAGACGAGTGGGGTCAAAACCCAAATGCATCAGGTGACATTGATGTAGGTGACCTTGACCCTGTTGATCTAGAAGAAACCGGAGAGATGGTAGATGAGTCCTGAAGTAGCACTTTTAAACGAAGTCTGGGAAATCATGAAAGGCCACGTGCCTCAGAAAGAACGACTTCAAGAAGCAGAGCGACTCCTGCGATTGTTTGACGAAAACATTGACATCGGCGACATTGATATGTACAAAAACGAGTTTGACAAAGTTATGAAAACTGCTATAGTATCATACTTTGACGAAGGCGTTGAAGATGATGATGAGTTCGACGACGATTATTACTAGGAGTAAAGTATGAGTACTTGGTACAACAAGATCCTTGATGACTTAGGTAATATTGTTAGTGCAATTGACTATTTCGAAGGCGAGCTTGCCGAAGCCAAGTACGAATGTAGGATAAAGGGCAGTCTGGAGAGATCCAGTTCTGCCCTACCTGGCATCACAGAACATCGTTTTAACCAACTTCAAGAAATTGAAGCAATCCTAGAACACATCAATATTGAATTGCGTAAAGAACGTAGCAAGGTGTTTAGGAAATACTTAGAAAGTTATAATCGACAACTCAGTAGCAGAGATGCTGAGAAGTTTGTAGATGGTGAGGACAGTGTTATTACTCTAACTCACCTATCTAACCAATTTGCACTATTGCGTAATCAGTATCTAGGAATTATGAAAGGACTGGATACCAAGCAGTGGCAAATTGGACATATCACCAGACTGCGTACAGCAGGCATGGAAGATATTGTAATAGATTAAACGGAGAGGTGGGTGAGTGGCTGAAACCAGTTCCCTGCTAAGGAACCATACCTTAATTGGTATCGAGGGTTCGAATCCCTCCCTCTCCGCCACTTAGCAAATTGTAAACAACTACTTATGATATACGGTGTAGGCACAGATATGGTACACATTGACCGTATCAAGCAAAACAAGGATCCTAGCAGATTAGCATTGCGTGTGCTCACTGACAATGAGTATACAATATTCCAAAATTTAAATGCCCGTCAGCAGTGCAAGTACCTTGCTAAACAGTTTGCGGCTAAAGAAGCAATCAGCAAAGCATTCGGTACAGGCATACGTGGCGGCGTGGTAATGTCAAGTATGGAGGTTTTACGTGATTCTGCTGGCAAGCCCACAGTGCACTATTTGGGTGCATTGGGAGATGTAGCCAAAGAAATGGGCGTGATCACCCACGTTTCCCTGTCAGATCAGGCGGATTTTGCCCTAGCATTTGCTGTGATTGAGACAGATTTTTAACAACTCTAATAAAATCAATGACTTACAGTGCCCCCATTTGGTTGACAAATCTGGGCATTCTGCTATTATATGTATGTTGGTTAGGGAAACGGAGTAGAAAATATGCAACAAGTTAACACCATTATGCACACTGCGGGCGACGGCCTCTGGAGCGACATTTCTAAGGCTGTGCGTATCACTGGCATTGAGCTGGGCTATGTTAATGCAGATGCTGATTTCGGCGAGCTTCGTGTGTATTTTGATACAGAAACCTGGGACATTGATGAGGACGGCCTCATCTACACTGACAACAGGTTCCTCACTGAGCTACGCTCTTTCTTAGAAGCTCACGGTTATAATTCAGAAGACGTTGACTACAGCGAGCAAGGCATGCAATCAGATGACTATGTAAGCCTCGATGTTGGTGAATCCTTCATTTCTTCTTTTAATGTTGTTGCCTAAAAAGGTTGACAAATCATCACACTTTGCTATACTAGTAGAGTAAGTTAATTAATTGCTGTGGGAGGCATATATGAAAACTAACGTAAAAATTGTTGAAGGTACATACAGAAATGCTCCAATTGTGGACACTGTATTTCCTCTGGTCAAGCCGGTTCAATACGGCAAAAAAGGTATGTTCGTGACTGTTGATGCGAGCAAAGTGTTAGATCCTTCTAAGAAGGCAATCCGTGTTTTGGTTCAAGGACCAGAGTGCGTTGAGTATATGCCTGCAGAAGATCTTCCTGAAGGTGCTGAGCCTGTTGTTGCTGAAGAAGCACAACAAGAGCCAGAGACCGAAGAGCAGGCACTGGACCGCATCAAGAGACGTTTTGACATCCTTGATGAAATGACTGACGCTGTGGCAAACGGTGTTGTGCGAGGACTTATTGTCAGTGGCCCTCCGGGTGTTGGCAAGAGCTTTGGTGTAGAGAAGATTCTCGACGAATACGAAGCAATGCACAAACTGGCAGGCGGCAAGCATAACCGTACAGAAGTTGTTAAAGGTTCAATGACTCCGATTGGTTTGTTCCAAACGTTGTACATGAACAGCAACGAAGGCGACATCTTAGTTTTCGATGACTGCGACAGCATTTTGTTTGACGAAGTATGTTTGAACATGCTGAAGGCTGTGCTGGACTCAGGCAAGAAGCGTACCATTTCGTGGAAGTCAGAGAGTGCGGCACTGCGTAGGGAAGGTATCCCAGATCGATTCGACTTCAAAGGCGGCGTGATTTTTATCACCAATGTAAACTTTGAAAACGTTCGTTCTAAGAAGATTCAGGATCACTTAGCGGCATTGATGTCACGTTGTCACTACATTGATCTAGAGATGGACGGTGTGCAAGATAGGTTCTTGCGTATCAACCAAATTGTGCGAGACGGTATGCTCGATGAGTACGGCTTCGGTGACGAAGGCAACAAAGAAGTTGTAGACTTCATGGTACTCAAGAGTGCACGACTTCGCGAGATTTCGCTCCGTATGGTGTTGAAGATTGCAGACTTGAAACAGATGTCTCCGGACACTTGGAAAGAGCTTGCAGAGAGCACTTGTATGAAGCGAATTGGTGCCATGTAGATTCTCCCACACTACTGCACCACTTGGTTCCTCCCGCATTAGTGCGGGGGGAACTTTTTTATATTTAAGGAGTAAGATGAAAAAATATATAACAATAATCATTGGACTAGCGACACTGCTACTACCATTGGAATCAGCTAGTGAGGAAATTGAAGAGATTGTAGTTGTTGGCTCGTTTGAAATGAGCAAGGACAGTGATGTCTCACAGGACTTCACCATCATAGAAACAGTGATGCCAGCAATGTCATACACCGCAGGCGGTTATGGCGGCTTTGCAGGCTTCATGGAACGAGGCACTCAACCTGTACACACCACAGTGTATCTAAACGGCGTGCCTGCAAACGATGCTGGTTCAGGCTGGTATGACTTTGCACACGACATGATTAGTGGCTTAGAGTCAGTTAAAGTAGTCAGTGGACCCAACGGTGTGTTGTATGGCTCAGGTAGCCTAGGCGGCACGGTGTTTATCAACGACAACTTTACTAACCAAGGTGTTGTGAGATACAGCACAGACAATTACTTGTTCAACGCTACACTACTAGACAGCATCAGCGTGTCTCAGTTCAATGTGAACAATGGCAGTGTGAGAAACGACAACACTGAATCAGATGATTACAAGAATACCACCGTGAAGGTTGGCAAAGACTTTGCAGATTTTTCTGTGAATGTGAATTACACAGATTATGATTACGACTATGATGATTGCTTTACTGCAACATTTGAATCCAGCAACGACTGCTTACAGCAAGGTGAGAAACTGAATGTGAGCTTGCGTAATGACAATGTCACACTGGGTTACAGCAGTAACAAGAGCGAGTACTTCACAGAGGAAGTAAGCACGTGGTCCAGTGATGCCGAAAGGTACTACTTGGATGTCAGAGAAAACTTTGCTGTGGGCACACCAGCCGCAGACTTAGTTATTGGACTAACATTCAATCAAGACAAGTACATCGGCCTCACACAAGACGACTTCAGCAGTTATGCAATGATCACATTTGACGATAGGTTCCAACTGGGTACTCGAGTAAGTCAAGATGCGGCGGTGCACAGAATTGGATACGCTGTTGATGGTTTCTTTGTGAATGCCAGTACCAGTTATCGTAATCCAACGCTGTATGAACAGAACGGAGATGCATTTGTAAACAGCAACAGATCTCTTGATCCAGAAGAAGCATTTGGTTGGGAGATTGGTTTCAAAGGCCTGTCGTATTTCAACTACAGTTTTGATCAGGGCATTGATTATGACTTCAGTGCAAATCAATTTGTGAACACAGGCAAGTATGATACTTCGGGCGTGAGGTATATGGATATGTTTGCTGTACCGTGGGGCGGAGTTAGTGTTATGGCTGGCTACACAGACAGTGACTTACCTAGAGTACCCAAGTATAAAACTAGACTGGCATACATTGCAAGCATTAATGGTGTTAGATACGACTTGTCGTACACAGCACAATTTGACAGAGGTACAGATTTTACTGGACAAACTGTCAGCGATGTAAAAACGGTTGACTTTGTTGTATCGACGGACATAAGTAGTAACCTATCACTGGACTTTACTGTGCAAGATCTATTTGACAGAGAGTTTGAAATCATACCTGGTTATGATGCAGGTGGAAGAACATTCTTCTTGACTTTAACTTACAGGTAATGTAAAATATATCTATGCCTACTGTAAAACTAGAAATAAGAGATGAAGTAAATGTAAAGTTTGTTGGACTGGACGTTAAGACCAGACGCAAAATTTCAGATGCTGTAAAATTCTTTTTGCCTTATGCATACCACATGCCTGCTTACAAGTTAGGCAGATGGGATGGCTGTGTGAGGTTCTGTGATATCGGTGGGCGTACATATATGAACCTGCTGGATCAACTACTGCCTATTGTGACCACAGAGGGTTATCAAGTAGAAGTAGAAGATCACAGACAACAGTGGGATTTTAATTTTGACAACGTCGAGTCAACCAGTTATGATCATGTGTGCTGGCCAGACAAGCATCCATCAGCGGGGTTGCCTATCATATTGCGAGACTATCAAGTAGAAGTGATCAACCGCTTCCTCAACAATCCTCAGTGTTTGCAGGAAGTAGCAACTGGCGCTGGTAAAACGTTAATCACAGCAGTACTCAGTAACAAGTGTGAACCATATGGCAGAACCATTGTGATTGTGCCTAACAAAGACTTGGTAGTACAAACAGAACGTGACTACAAAAACTTGGGACTGGATGTTGGTGTGTTGTACGGCGACAGAAAAGAGTATGACAAAACACACACTATTTGCACATGGCAAAGTCTAGCAGTGTTAGAAAAGAAAACCAAAGCAGGAGAAGCAGAGGTTGACTTGGATGTGTTCTTGGACAATGTTGTGTGTATCATGGTTGACGAAGTACACAAAGCAAAAGCAGATGTGTTGCGTGATCAACTTAGTGGTATGTTTCGTAATGTGCCTATTCGTTGGGGACTAACTGGCACAGTGCCCAAAGACGATCACGAAGCAGTTGCATGCACTTGTGCACTAGGTCCTGTTGTGGGTAACCTCAGTGCAAAAGAATTGCAAGACATGGGTGTGCTGGCAGACCTGGACATCAACATTCTGCAAATGCAAGATGGTATGCTAGGGTTCAACAGTTATGCTCAAGAACTCAAGTGGCTAACCACAGACACCACTAGACTAGAACATATATCTAGGGTAATAAGACAGCTCAGTGAAGACGGTAACACACTGGTTCTTATCGACAGGATTAAGACAGGCGAGATACTGAGCGAGATCAATGAGGACTGGGTGTTTGTTAGTGGAGCAACAAAACAAAAAGACAGACAAGCAGAATACGAAGAAATATCCAGTATGGATAACAAAGTGATTGTGGCAACGTATGGTGTAGCCGCAGTAGGCATCAACATACCTCGTATTTTTAATTTGGTTATGTTGGAACCAGGCAAAAGTTTTGTTCGTGTAATACAAAGTATCGGCAGAGGTATTCGTAAAGCAGAGGACAAAGATTATGTGCAAGTTGTTGACATCACCAGTAACCTAAAGTATAGTAAAAGACACTTAACCAAAAGAAAACAATTTTATAAAGAGGCAGAGTACCGACACACTGTCACCAAAGTGGAGTATAAATGAAGATATTAACAGTTGACAATAGGCCGTATGATCTAGACACAGTGCCCGAAGAAATAGATGATCTTAGATACTGTGCACTAGATGCCAGTGACAGCGAATGTGTAGATTTTTATTTCTTGCCATTGGTGTTTTTGGAAAGTTTTTATGCGCCTGCAATCTGTTTGGACATTGGCAAGTACAAAGTACAGATGCCAATGGACTGGAGCATACTACTATGTGATGAGGATTTTGGCGGAGTTGAAACCATTCCATTAGCCAGTCTCAACAACAGAGGCTTCAAAGCACTAAGTATGAATCCGTTGGATAATAAAATACCAGACAGCGAGCCTATCACAATCACCAACATCTATCAAGATGTAAAATGGTTTTTCCCTAAACTCAAGCACGGACATCTATTGGCAGTTCCGTTGGAAGACAAACCGGTGCCCAAGTGTGCCTACTTTGTCAAAGAATTAAACAAAGTCCAAGAGTTTGAACTAGCGGACTTGATGTGATATGGCCAAAAAGGATCCCAAGATTCCATTAAACTCTGTGATGCTTGCCATAGACAAGCGTGACAAGAGATGGTATAATAATCTAGATGCTGAGCAAAAGAAAGCATTCAGCACCTGGATGATGATGCGGTATGCAAGTAGCACACAAGGCCATAGTGCTCCTCACTACTTGTTTATGGTTAACGAATTGGTAAACAAAAACTTTGAGGAAGTGTACAAGCATCCAGAACTACAATGGTTACTAATGAGTATGTGTGGCTCAGGCAAGAAGGAATACCATCCGTATATCAAGCCACCAAACACACGCAAGAAAAGAGATAAGGTAAGTGAATTTTTATCAACTCTGTATCCACTAGCAAAAGGTGATGAGATAGATTTGATGAAACAGTTTAACAGCAAAGAAGAATTAAAGCAATTAGCAGAAGCACATGGTTACGATGACAAATCAATCAAAGACATCTTTGGAAAGTGATCTCACCTGTAAATGGTGTGAGAAAAGTTTTCGCACAGAGCGAACACTGAGTGCTCACATGTGCCCACGCAAACGTCGCTGGGCAGACAAAGATATGACTCATGTGAGATTGGGTTATCGTGTATTTCAAATGTTCTATGAAATGAACACTGCAACCAGCAAACCCAAAAGCCAAGAAGATTTTATTCGCAGTCAATACTATGAAGGCTTTACCAAGTTTGGTCGTAGTTGTATACGCAACGAATACTTAGAACCAGAAAAGTTTGCGGAGTGGTTGATCAAGAACGGCAAGAAGTTAGCAGACTGGACCAAGGACAAAATGTATGATGAGTTCTTGCTACAGTATGTAAAGAAGGAAACAGGATTACGAGCACTTGAGCGTAATGTGTTGTACCTCACAGAATGGGCTAACGACAACGATGCCGACTGGACAGAGTATTTCAAAATAGTAAGCTCTGCTAGAGCAGTGCACGACATACGCAGTGCAAAAATATCACCATGGGTGCTGTATCTCAGTGAAACAGGAGATCAGTTACTCACACGATTCTCAGATGAACAAGTTAAGATGATACAGCATATCATCGATGCAAAGTTTTGGATGACAGTGTTTGCTAAACATCCAGAACAAGTTCAAGCAGTAAGGGACACTTGCGAAGCCGCAGGTATTTAAAAAGGAAAAACAATGAAAGCAAAATTGATTAGTTATAGTCAAACACCTGACCACCTGGAAGATCTAGATTCGGCACTAGACTTGATTGCATACTGTGCAAGAGTAAGCAATCCCAGCAATCAAAACAACAAGGAAACTTCGGAGAAGTTGGTAAAGTATTTGATGAAACACAAGCACTGGAGCCCACTTGAAATGGTTTCAGCATGTATTGAGATTGAAACAACCAGAGATATTGCAAGACAGATTTTGCGTCATAGAAGTTTCAGTTTTCAAGAGTTCAGTCAGCGTTATGCAGACCCTACACAAGATTTGAGCTTTGAATACAGACAAGCAAGATTGCAAGATCCTAAAAATAGACAAAACAGCATCGAACTTGATTTGTCTGATATGGGCAAAGGGGGTAACAAAACTCAACACGAAATGTTGGCAGAGAAATGGCACGACAAGCAACGAGCAGTTATTGATGCGGCCAGAGAAGCATACACATGGGCAGTAAGCAACGGCATTGCCAAAGAGCAGGCCAGAGCAGTGCTACCTGAAGGCAACACTGTGAGTCGCATGTACGTGAACGGTACACTGCGTAGCTGGGTACATTACATTGAATTACGAGGTGCTAACGGTACACAAAAAGAACATATCCAGATAGCTCATGCTGTAGCAGATGTTATTTCAGAAATATTTCCTATTGCCGACGAATTCAAGGGCGTAGAGATATAAATAAAATTAGTAGGCCTGTGTAGGGGTTACCAGGTATGTGTTCACTAGAATGCATATTTAGTAAAATACACACAGGAGAAAGACATGAAGTATATGTTACTACTATTGGCACTGGTAAGTTTAGGTGCCGGTGCACAAACCATTATCGAATATGAGAATGGTGAAGTGTACACTGTTGGTGAGAATGAGAAAATCTTTATCACCACACAGGACAATTTGTACAGTTATCATCCTTATCAAAAGAGTGTACAGTTTAAAAAATTGTGGCCTTCTGAAAAGGTTGATCCGCCACCGTACACACCAAACCCAAATCCAATTGGCACTAAGGAATGGTGTGAGGCGCACGACTTACATGCTACTGGCTACTCGTTTGAAGACCAGTACTGGTATCGTGCATGTGACACCAACAACGATGGCGAGTACAACATGTGTGATTGGTACGAACCAACAGGCGTGGCCACATTCGAAGAAACATCGTGGCAAGACATGTGTAATAACGGGGAACCATACGACCCTAACACATGATACTGAAATAGGGCAAGGACGCCCTTTTATTTCAGCAACTTATAAGGTTGACAAATTGTTGCATTTTGCTATAATATATAGACTAGTTAGGGCTATAGGAGCAAACAGTGCACAATCAATTCTTGTCAATACTATGTCTATTCTTCCTCACTGCATGCGGTGGGGGCAGTGGCGAATCAGCATCAACACCAGAACCAGTAAACACCACACCTCCTACTGACAACAGCAATAACAATCCCAATCCGCCGCCTGTAGAACTTTTTCAAGAAGTGCCCACACTGTTGATCGATGCTGTGAGCTATTATGCTGATGCATGTATTGACCCTAGCATGCAGTCATTGATACCTGTGCATATCAACAACGACAATGACGTGGATTTTGTTGCACACTTTTGGTGTGACTCTGCTAATCCATCATACTATGACGATAGGCCCACTCCTGATATGTTGGTTGCGTATGTGAGCGATGGAGAAGGTTCATACAACATAGACAACTATAATGTGTTTGGTGATGTGTCTGCTAAATTGGGTGCGGCATCAAGAAAATATGCATTGGGAGATATCAATGCAGACGGTGTAACTGATATTGCATTTGCCATGAACAACGAAGATGGCAGGCAAGCAGACGGCGCCACCGAAACAAACTATGCTGTGCCTGCTTTGCTGTTAAGCAATGACTTTGGTGGATACGACATTGTGCATTTAGGAGAAGCAGATTGGGGACACTCTGTTCGTATTAAGGACAGCACAGTGCTGTTTGCTGGGCATCGTGCACAGGCATTTCAATATGTTTATCCGGGCGACTGGGTTGATGTAACTGATAAAAATAACAATCTCAGCTATGCCAGTTTCCTCATGTACGACGACTATGTGGTTAACAGTGTGCGTAATTATGTGTATGACGATGATAATAATGCAACTGGTTCACAAGGCTTAGAGCTAGTCCAAGACAATACTGTGATATCAAGCGTGATGTATGATGAAGTGTTTACTATCAAGTACATTGGCTGGAATGATCAGCAAAACCCAGATGCACAGTATAATGATTTGGGTGTGTACAATGTGCGAGGCAGAAACATTATTCACGGCATGACCACTGAGATGTGTCGCATGGACGATATGATTGTGGCTACAATTAATGGTGCAGAATTGCGTGAGGGAGAACTGGTAGCAGGCAATCATTACACAGATGAAGATTTTGAGGCTGTGATCTTCTTTGCTTTTTACACTGTGGATAATGGTAAACTAGTAGAGTTAGACGTGGACATTATCGGAGAGCAACCAAACAATAATTTTAATTATCACGACTGCAACGATGTTAACAGTGACGGTAACAAAGATATTGTAGCACAAGCATTTGGGCCAACTGGTGTACCGTTGGTGTACGTTGCACAAGACGAAGGATTTTACAGGGTTGACACTGCTGAATGGCCAGTGTATAATAGTGTAAACACAACTGCACAAGGATTTATGTATGATGTGGACAACAGTGGAACAGCAGATTTAATACTGTATCCTCTGAAAGCAACACATGGTGCTGAAGTGCAAATTTATTTAACAAACAAGTCTATCACAGACTAAGGAGTAGAAACTATGAGTATAAATGTAAAAGAAAAAAGTATAGATCAAATAATTGCTGAGGCATACGAGTCTGGGCATGTGTACACTGAAGCACAAGTCAGAGACATTGTTGGTGCGCCAACAGAACTGGAATCTGAGTACTGCATGTGTGGAGAGTTACTAAATAAGTGCAATGACGCTTACGGGCATATGACACACGGATGCTAATTGATGTACACACAAGTAAATGATATCTTAACCAGAGAAACCAACCGGCAAAACAACACCATTGAGTTGATTGCCTCAGAAAACTTTGCCAGTGAGGCAGTAATGCAACTTGCAGGCAGTGTGTTCACAAACAAATATGCAGAAGGATACCCAGGTAAGCGTTACTACAATGGTTGCGATCATATGGACGAGATCGAATCACTTGCCATTAAGACACTGGTAAAATTGTTTGGATGTAATTATGCAAACGTGCAACCACACTGTGGCGCCAATGCAAACACAGCAGTGTTCCAAGCATTCCTACAGCCCGGTGATAAGATACTGGGTATGGACTTAGCAAGCGGCGGACATTTGAGCCACGGTTCACCTCCTAACATTTCGGGTAAGATTTACGAAGCACATCATTACGGAGTTAACGAACAAGGTCTACTGGATTATGATGCCATTGAAGCACAAGCCAGAGATGTGTTGCCACAAATGATTATTGCTGGTGCTAGTGCATACCCCAGACAGATCAATTGGAAACGCTTCAGAGAAATAGCAGATGCAGTTGGTGCGGTTTTGTTAGTCGATATGGCGCACTACAGCGGGCTTGTAGCAGGCGGAGCATACGATAATCCAGTTCCACATGCTGATGTGGTTACAAGCACTACACACAAGACGCTACGCGGTCCTAGAGGCGGTATTATACTGTGGAACAAACCTGAATACTCACGTAGAATCAACAGTGCTATCTTTCCAGGAACACAAGGCGGTCCATTAATGAACATGATTGCCGCTAAAGCACAATGCTTTTTAGAAGCATCAGAAATGGACTTTGCAATGTATGCAAGAGCTGTGGTTGAAAACGCCCAAGCGTTTGCTGAACAAATGATTGCTAATGGATTTAATTGTTTGACTGGAGGCACAGATTCGCATATAATATTAGTTGATTTAAGCGACAAGCCTTACAGTGGAAAAGAAGCCGCTGACTTATTAGAAGATAATGGTATCACTGTTAACAAAAATGGTATACCAAACGATCCTAGGCCATTCACAGAAACCAGTGGCATTAGGATTGGCACAGCGGCCGAAACAACCAAAGGACACGATGCCGAATGGTTTAGGAACTTAGCAGACCAAATAGCAAAAATTTTACAATGAAGATTGATTTTGATGTAGACATCGATATGGCAAACAGAGAAGATCTGTTACAGCACATCAAGCATGTGCCTGCCAGCATCTGTAAAAACGGCGAATACACAAAACACAACACAGGTGTCTACTTACAAAAAATTCCGTTCTTCCCACTTGAAGGTTACAGCACAATTGATCACAAGCAGGCTGAAGAAAAAGGTTGGTTCAAGTTAGATGTGTTAAACAACAATATTTACAAAGATATACAAGATGAAACACATCTAGACAAACTGTTGAACACAGAGCCCATGTGGGAGTTGTTAGAACATGCCGAAGTAGTAGAGCAACTGTATCACATCAACAACTATGCTGATGTGGTAAAGTCATACAAGCCTGCTAGCGTTGAACAATTAGCAATGATACTGGCTATTATACGTCCAGGTAAAAAGCATCTCATGGGCAAGAGCTTTGATGAAATAGCACAGACAGTGTGGGATAAACCTGTAAGTGATGAGTACTACTTTAAGAAAGCACACGCTATTGCGTTCGCTACTGCTATTGTGGTTCAGTTAAATTTAATTTGTGAGAGTCTTAGTCAACCTTCTTGACTAATTGAATACTTCTGCGTTTGATTCTTTTTTTGATGAGATTTTGTAGGCTGGTTACAGGACCGAACAGTATTTCCACGTCCTTGTTAATAAATGTTCTCAGACAATAATGGTAAGGCTTCATTTCGTGATGCAGGAATACGTCAATGGGCAACATACGATTGCTCTCCCACCACCAAAGATTTCCTAGTTCTAAGAACTCCTGCTTCTCTTCAACTGTGTTGATAAAGTCCACATCGTAGAATGTGATGATTTGATTGTCTTGGTTAACCACTATGCCCACGTATTCATTAGCGCCATAACGGATTCCTGTGAGAAACTCTAGTTCTTCTTTAATTATGTCTGACATTGCATTTATTTACCTTTTTGAAATCTAGATAAATATAGTTATGAGTTACAGTGAGAAATTATATCGCTATGACGATACCGTAGCACTAGTGATCAGCCAAACTTCGCTGTATTTGGATAATAGACCTATGAATAACAGAAAATTAAAAGCACATAAGGGTGTAACAAACGAATTGTTTTTTCACGTCACAGATAAAGATCGCAAAAAGCAAAATCTATACACCGATACAATCACTGCACATATCATCAACCCAACCAATCAAAGAAGGATGTTGAGCAAAGATCTCGAACCATCTGATGACCTGGGCAAAGCAATGTTGATTCTCACTGACGGCGACATGCAAAACATTGATGCCGGATTGTACTTTTTGCACCTCACTTACTCAAACGACTCCTCTCAGGATAGAGCATTTTACAGCGACCAAAACAACAACGTGAGATTGGAATTGGAAGTCACAGGACAAGTTGTGCAAGATCCAGTGGAAACACAAGTTAACGATTCCTTTATGCAAACAGGCAACACCATGTTGGGTGATGCCGCTAATACCTTTGTGAGCAGTGCCTTGTTGGGCAACTTGGACAAGAACTTCCAAAATGCTCAGCACACCATAGCAGTATATCCAGAGTCATACACCGGTCAAGTCACTGTGCAAGCCAGTTGTATTGTAGGCACACCTGATAGTGATGATGCCAGCCTAGATTGGTTTGATGTGACCAATATTGATCTCAGTGGTGCCAGCAGTGCAACCAGCACCACATTCAGTGTAAACTGTAACTGGGTGCGTGTGTTAAGCAAGCCACAAAGCGGTTCATTGAATAAAATTATGCTGAGAAACTGATTGACTTTGCTGTGCTGTATGCTATAATTGTAGCATGATAGAACAGATTGTTGAATCAGTACATCGTCTCTTAGTAGACCATTTACCAATAAAAAGCAACAAGACTCCAAGTGGTTGGCGAACGTTTGACTGCCCTATGTGCAGTGACACACGCAAACGAGGTGGAGTAATCACCAATGGTACTAAAATCAGCTATCACTGTTTTAACTGTGGCTACACAACTGGCTGGAGTCCTGCTCCGCATATTGGCAAGAAGTTTAGAGATTTAGCAGAGAAACTGGGCGCCGATAAAAAAGAAATTCACGACGTGCAAATAGAATTAATGAAGCACAGTGAAGAACTAGACATCACTGATGACACAAACTATGTGTACAATCTCAAGAAGTTTGATCCTATTGAACTGCCTGAAAAATCTTATTTGATTGACGACTTGCCAGATGGACACGAGCTCAAAGAATATGCACTTGAACGAGGCATACTCGGATTATACCCTCTGTTGCATTTTGATGAGTTTCCACACAAGAAGCGTGTTATAGTGCCGTTCATGTACAACAACGAAGTGATAGGATTCACAGGCAGGCACATAGCACCACCAGACAAGGAAACACCCAAGTATTATCACAGTTTGCCATCAGGGTATGTGTTTAACATAGATAGATTTGCAGACAGTGACAGAGAGTTAGTGATAGTAACAGAAGGCGTGTTTGATGCTATACTGTTGGACGGTGTTGCTGTTATGGGTAACGCTGTAACAGCAGAGCAAGCTCATCTCATTGACAAATTGGGTAAACGTGTAATACTATGTCCAGACAGAGATGAAGCAGGAAAAGAACTCATTGAGCAAGCAATCGCATTAGGTTGGGAAGTGAGCTTCCCTAACTGGGCACCCGACATAAAAGATGCCGCTGATGCTGTTAAACGTTACGGCAGGCTAGCAACATTGCACAGCATCATTGACAATGCAACCAACAACAAAATCAAGATTCAAGTTAAAATGAAAATGATGTAATAGAGGTATAAATATTGCACTATCAAGGAACACACATATGGCAGATTTGAAAAAAATATTAGTAGTAGGAACAGAGTATTCAGCTGGTCACAAGGATGGGATGACCACTTACATAGACGAGCTGAAACCACATGCATCGGACATTCAGATTCTGTGTAAGCCATTCAACAGCACCGAAGGTGTGCTCAGAGACATGTTTGGCTTTGTAAGAAGTCTGGGTAGATACAATGAGCCTGGCTTGGAAAAAGAAGTTGCTAAGTGGTGTGTGGTTGTTGAACTACCTAATCCATTTAACAGAACAGTGTGGTTAGAAGACTATGATGCAACAGTAAACATCTGCGGTGATACAGGACAAACATACATTGTTGACGATGAGATGCGTGAAAACCCAACACAGCACTTCCAAGCACAAGTAGAAGATGCACAAAGCAGGTTAAACGCTTGGCGAGCAATGATGAGTCCATTTGACATCTACAACGAGCAAGCCAAAGCGGCAGGATTAATTACATCGTTTTTGCAAAGCATGGGAGCAGATGGCTGTTTGATATGTTTTGACAAAACACACATGCCCGGCGGTGATGTGATACGCAGTGTGTACGAGCCATACATGATGACAGGTAATCATTGGTTTGCACCCATCATGAGTGACACTGTAAGAGAAATTCCAGATGCACTGGAAGTACAAGAACACAAGTGTTACATGTCCAGTGTTGGACATGAAGAGTACAGCAAGAAGTTATTGAAATACATGCGCCAACGTAGGTTACTGACAAAATAATATGAGCGATATCAAAGACTACAACGAAGATATACAACGTCTGTTTTTACAGTTTCTCATCAGCGACCATGATTTGTTTGCTAGATGTCAGAACATTCTGAGGTCAGACTACTTCAACAACAAATTCAAGCCCACCATTGACTTGATGGTTAATCACAGCAAAGATTACAATGCTGTGCCCACCATTGAGCAGATCAATGCTGTAGGCGGTGCTGGCATTGATGTGATAGACAATGTTACTCCAGAACATCAAAGTTGGTTCATGGATGAGTTTGAGACTTTTTGTAGACACAAAGCACTTGAGAAAGCAATCATTGAAAGCACTGATTTGCTAGAGAAGAAAGAATACGGCACTGTTGAAAACAAAATCAAAGACGCTGTACAAACTGGACTGGTCAAAGACTTAGGTCTAGATTATTTTGAAAACCCCAAAGAGAGATTAGAATGGATCAAACAGCAGGCTGGTGCAGTGAGCACAGGCTGGAAAGGCATTGATCAAAAACTGTATGGTGGATTAAACAGAGGCGAGATCACTATCTTTGCAGGCGGCTCTGGTGCTGGTAAAAGTTTGTTCTTACAGAACTTTGGTGTGAACTGGAGTTTTGCTGGACTTAATGTAGTTTATATTTCACTGGAACTTAGTGAACAACTTATCAGCATGCGACTAGACAGCATGGTAAGTGGCTATGGTGCTAGAGAAATCATGAAGAACATGGACGATGTGGACTTGAAAGTACGCATGAAAGGCAAGGGTGCCGGCAAGTTCCGTGTGAAGTACATGCCCAGTGGCATAACAGCAAATGATATTCGTGCGTTTTTGCGTGAATATGAAATACAATCAGGTGTGAAAGTAGACTGCTTACTAGTGGACTACTTGGACTTGATGATGCCAATCAATGGCAAGGTGAGTGCCGAAAACACATTCATCAAAGACAAGTTTGTGTCTGAAGAGTTGCGTAACTTGGCCGCAGAACGTGACTTGTTGATGGTGACAGCATCTCAGTTGAATCGTAGTGCTGTGGAAGAAATTGAATTTGATCATCACCATATTGCAGGCGGTATATCTAAGATTCAAACAGCAGACAATGTAGTAGGCATCTTTACTTCAAACGCAATGCGTGAGCGAGGCAGATATCAAATACAGTTTATGAAAACACGTTCCAGTAGTGGCGTGGGCAGTAAAGTTGATCTCAAGTTTAATCCCGATACACTGCGTATCGAAGATTTGGATGAAGACGACGAAGATGCAATGACAGTGACCACTAACAGTTTGGTTAATCAACTAAAACGTAGCAGTGCAATCAAAGACACAGAAGCAGAGTCTGCAGACGCTGTAGAAGCAGGACTACAGCTCAGAGATTTCTTACGCAAAAAATGATAAATACTCGTAATAACCAATAAAGGAAGATTACTGTGCGTAAGACACGAAGCATTCTAGAAGAACTCAACAGTATTTCAGTTGACCGCAACAAGGACTTTGTTGTGGAAAATAGAGGCGAGCATGTGATCAACAGTGCTATCAATTTGCTTGAGCAAATTGAAAAAAACTACGATGCTGATGTAGCAAAAGATCTCAAAAACAGACTGATCAACAGTATTCGTTCAGGTGACGCAAGTAAATTTTCCCGTGGTATAAAAAAAGTTATCAAAGAAAACCAAGGGAAACTGGACGATGCGTATTGATGAAATTTACCAAAATCAAATAGACGAAGGCCCTTTATCGTGGGCTAAAGGTAAAATGGCTTCTGCTAAAGGTGCAAGTATTACCAATAAAGGTGCTAATGCATTATACACAGAGTTGCAAAAAATAGCTAGTCAGGCTGGTATACAAGATCCTACCGCAGACGAACTGCTTAAAATTTTTGCTAAAGCAGGCCAAACAAACGGAAAGCAAGTAAGCCGTGCAATGAAAGCAGTTGGTGGCTATCCTGTTGCACCCGGCGATACTACCAGGGGTGGTAACTGGGACATCATTAAACAAATTACAACTAAATTGTTACAAACTCAATCACTGCAATCAGCACCAGCCAAAATTGATCCTGAGCTTATTAACGCTATTAAAAAATTATCAGGTGATCAAAAAATTGCATTAGGCAAAGTACTACTAGGCCAAGGTTAATGAAACTATTTGAGCTCTCAAAACAATACAGAGTATTAGCAGAGGGCGGCGCCATGCCGGGCGTTGGTGCAATCCACATTGATGAAATAGAACCCACATTGGATGCACTGGAAAAGAAACTGGGCATAGACTTAAAAAACAATGTGTTGGGTTCAGTGGGCAAACGCACATTTAGCGGCGACATTGATGTTGCACTGCAAATAGATCCTGAACAGATTCCACAGTTCATAGACAAATTAAAAACTATGCCAGAGATACATGATCTGGCTAAAAGTTCTGTGATCATGACTAAGATTAAAATACAGAACTATGATCCAAGCAAAGAAACAGATCGTCCACGCACAGGCTTTGTGCAGTTGGACTTCATGCCTGGAGATCCAGGCTGGTTAAAAACATACTATCATTCACCTGCTGAAACAGAAAGCAAATACAAAGGTGTATTTCGTAATATTATGATTGCCACCATAGCGGCATTATATGACAGAAAAGATTCTGAAGAAGAAACAGAGGATGGCAGAGCACTGGAAAGTGAACGCTGGCTCTGGAGTCCCACAGATGGATTAGTGCGTGTAAAGCGCACACCTGTGCCAAAGAAGTCAGGGGAAGGCTACACCAAGCAGAACAAGAATACTGCGCTACAAGAGCCTATACGTGAGCCTGAGGCTATTGCACAAGCACTGGGACTGGACAGTGGCAAAGATTTAAACAGTTACGAAAGTCTCAAAGCGGCTATCGAAAAGAACTACAGTGCGGTTACTGTGGACAAGATACTGCAGAGCTTTGCAGACAACAAACAAGTGCAGGACATTGGCGTACCAGAAGATTTGTTAGCCAATGAAAGTGTTGATTACATGAAGAGGTTAGGCTGGTGAGATTTCGCGAAATAAAAATGCTCATGGAAGCAGACGCTCGCATTCAGCATGCTGAGGACATAATTTTCTGGGAAGGTGCTCAGGGTGTGATGCGTGTGATAAACAGCCTTAAAAATTTGGAAAAGAGCGGACACAAAGATGTAACCATCAAGTGGGACGGGTCTCCTGCTGTGATATTTGGCCGTAACGAAAACGGTGATTTTGTGTTCACAGACAAAAGTGGCTTCAGTGCAAAAGGCTATGATGGTAAAACAACCAGTGCAGAAGAAGTTCGCCAAATGTTTTTGAACCGCAGTGGCGGCAAGAAACGCAACGACCCAAAACAAATTGAATTCTCTAACACCATGGCAGATTTATACAATCAGTTTGAATTGATTGTACCAGAGGACCATCGAGGATATTTCAAAGGTGATTTACTGTATGCCCAAACACCCAAGCAGGTCAAGGGCAACTATGTGTTTAAACCAAACATTGTGACTTATGCAGTTGATGTGGAAAGTGATTTAGGCAAGCGCATTGGAGTCAGCAATGCTGGTATTGTGATTCACAGACAAGTTGATTTTGATGGCGAAGAACAGCCATTGGGTGACGTAGACATGTTCACAGGCGACAACGTTTTGGTTGTACCACCAATCAGTGTTGAACAACCAGCAAAACGTGTGTCACCAGCATTGGCAAAATTAGAACAGATAGTAAAACAAAATGCAGGCAGAATAGACGAGCT